CGGGGCCCAAAGAATATGGGCTCTGGGGTAGGCTCAATGGCGGATGTCTACAAAGTCGGTAGCCAAGGCCCAGTGCCTTGCGATAACTCCGAATCCGGTTCCCCTGGCGCTCTTAACACCAGCGTCTTCGGCGATGGTTTTGACCAAGACGATGTGGGAGGAAAAGACAGTGAAGGGTAAAGCCTCCGGCGGAGGAGTAAAATCCGCTCGTGATGTTCACAACTACTGTCCTCCTCAGGGGCCTACCACTATCGACAATCCCAAGGCCCCTGGGCTTCATGGAACCGTATATCGCCGTGGAGGGCAAGGCCAAGTAGGCTTTAAAGGCCGCGAAGGTGGCTCTGCCGGTCTCCATGGAATGAATCATGGCAAAGGTGTAAACCGTCGTGGTTGATCTTGTCTCTATCACTAATCGCGCACTCCAAGCCGTTGGAACTCGCACCAACGTGACCCAGGCGGAGTTAACCAACAACTCCTCCAACGAGGCCATTCAAACGAATCTTGTTATCACAAAGATTCGCGATGAAATGCTTCGCAAAGCTCCTTGGAACTGCGCTAAAAACTTCGTCAACCTAACCTTTATCACCTCTGCTCCGGGCACACCAGAGAATCCCACTGCCAGTGGTTTAACCTGGCAGAAAGGGATTCCTGCCCCGCCTTGGGCCTACGAATATCAATTCCCTACCGATTGCATCCGCCCTTGCTGGGTCGTCCCGCAATTCGCTACTGGTTTTGGTGGAGGTGTCCCTATTACAACTGCGGTCACTGGCGGTGTTCCTTCCTTCTGGAACGGCCCTCCGGTTAAGTTTATAGTCGAAGTCGATCAATTCTTCTCTGCAACCGCTGTTGCAGTCGCAGTCGGAGGCACAGGCCATGCAGCTGGAGATGTTCTCACGTTGGCCGCTCCAGCCTCGGGACTTGGCGCACCTGCACAAATACTGGTCAATACCGTCGCAGCTGGTGTCATCACAGCAGCGTCGCTTGTCACAAGTATCTTTGACGAAGTCACAGCAGGAAGTTACTTCTCTATTCCTTCCAATCCCATTGCACAGGCCAGTTCAACTGGAATTGGAATTGGGGCCACCTTTAATCTAACCTTCGCCTCGCCTCCGGCTCAAGTTGACCAACGGGTTATTTTAACCAACCAACAATCGCCAATTCTTGCCTATGTAAAACGAGTCACTAACCCCAACGTAATGGACGAAGACTTTATCGAAGCTTGGGTTCAAGCCTTAGGCGCTACGCTTTGCCCAAACATTAATGGCGACAAGGGTTTAATGCAGCTTGCGATTAACAAAGCCAATGCCAAAATTATGGAGGCTCGCAAGAACGATGGTAACGAAGGTCTTACTGTCAACGACGTTACACCAGATTGGCTTAGGGCTCGCGGTATCGCCTATCCTACTTGGGAATACTCGCCGAACGTCCAATTCGATTGGGGTCCCCTATTTACTCCTTATGGTTGATCTCCTATGGCCCAGCCAGTAATGCAGCATAGCTTCCACGCCGGGGAATGGGCCCCAGCGTTGAATGCTCGTGTCGATCTTGCTAAATATAAATCCGGTGCAGCGCTGCTTCAAAATTACTTCGTCGACTATCGTGGTGGTGCGTCCACACGAATGGGGACGAAATATGTCCTCCAGGCTTTTAAATCCGCGACCGCTATCCGCGTTATTCCTTTCTCCGCATCCTTTACCGTAAACTACGTTCTTGAATTCGGCGATGGATATATTCGCTTTCATTTCAACGGAGCGCCAATTCTAGAAACCTCTAAGCCCATCCTTGGCATCACCCAAGCCTCCCCTGGCGTTCTCAACGTCACCGCCCACGGATATTCCACTGGCGAATGGATTTTCATAACTGGCATCGTTGGGATGACCCAGTTGAATGGTCGCTACGCCAGAGTAGTTGTCGTTGATGCTGATCATTTCTCGTTACAACGAGTTTTAGACAGCAGTGCAATTAACACCGGAGCCTACTCTGCTTATACTTCTGGAGGCACCGTAGCCCGTGTCTACACTCTCCCTTCTCCTTTTGCCGCTGCCGATCTTGCCTTGGTAAAATACGCCCAGAACGTCAACACGATGGTACTTTGCCATCCGAATTATCAACCACAAATTCTTGTTTTAAATTCTGCCGATAATTGGACCATTACCACTATATCCTTCGGGGCTACTGTTTCCACACCTACGGGCCAAGCCGTTGCTACAACTTTAGCCGCTGGTACAGTCAACTATTCCTACAAAGTCACCGCTGTTGATTTCAACGGACAAGAAAGCGCTCCGTCTGGGGCAGCTATTATAGGCCCTATCACTGATATCACAACCGTTCCTGGTACTAACACTGTCTCCTGGACCGCGGTCTCCGGAGCCCAGTACTACAACGTCTACAAAGCCACCCGTGCCTATGGTGCCGCTGTAGCCGTCGGCGCCATGCATGGATTTATCGGTTTCACCTTCGGAACCTCTTTCCAAGATACCAACATCGTCGCAGACTTCTCCTTAACTCCACCAATTGCCCAGAATCCATTCCTCGGCGGCCCGGTTACTGGTTACACTGTCACTGCTTCAGGCACCTATACCACCGATCCAACTGTTACCGTAGCTGCCCCGCCTTCTGGCCAAACCGCCACTGCGCAAGCTGTTCTACAAGTTCAAGGGACTCCTACTGTAAGTGCTCCCGGCGGAGCTTTCAACAATCCCGGCGAAACCTTAATAAGCAACGTAGTTCCAGGCGGCCCGATTCAAGTAATAATTGCAACTGTTGACGGGCTGGGAAAAGTCCTAACCGTGCAACCAATTACATTTCCTGGAAGTGTGCCGGGAAACGTATCTTCAGGGCCTACTCCAGGCAATCCAGTATCGTTCACAAACACACTTCATCACGGCGGTATTACAACGCTGAATCTTACTTGGGGCGTGGGTTACCTTCTTCCAATAACTGCTGGCACAGGCTACCTCGCTGCCCCAGCTGTAACCTTCTCCGCAGGAGCAGCAGCTGCGACTGCTGTCATCGGCGGTAATACTGGTAATCCCTCAGTTCCTGCTTATTTCCAACAACGCCTTGTCCTTGCTGCGCCTCCGCTTTCGCCAGGGCAGATGAATTTCTCTAAACCCGCTTCGTTTTTCAACTATGATATCTCTAATCCAATTCAACCTGACGATGCTATTTCCGAAACCCTTTCTGCGCTTACACTTCAGACGATTAAATCCATGATCCCGATGCCTTCGGGATTGGTAACTTTGACTGATAAACAAGCCTGGCTTGTCAATGGCGGAGGCAATGCGCCTATAACGCCTATCGACGCGACAGCGAATCCACAGGCCTACAACGGCGCAGGGGATCTCCCACCGATTGTAGGCAACTTCGATGTTCTCTATATTCAATCCAAAGGCTCCATTGTTCGCGATCTTGCATTCAACTTCTACACCCAGGTCTATACCGGCACCGATATCTCTGTTCTCTCCTCCCATCTCTTCTACGGTTTCACCATCGCTAGCTGGGCCTTCGCCGAAGAACCTTTCAAAATCATCTGGGCCGTGCGTAGCGATGGACGCTGTTTATCCCTAACTTTTCTCAAAGAACAAGACCTTATTGGCTGGGCTCATCATGATACCGCAGGAGGGTTTAAATCTGTCGCGGTAGTGACTGAAACAGTTTCCTTTGGTGCGGTTGATGCGGTTTATTTTGTAGTTTCCAGGTCTATTGGAAATCAAGTGGTGCAATATATTGAGCGCATGGCAGAGCGTATCTTTCCTAATGGTGTTGTGGATGCTTGGTGTGTAGATTCTGGGCTTCAATACAGGGGAGCTCCCGCTACCGTATTTTCTGGTGTAGAACATTTGGCGGGTCGAACTCTAACTGGGCTTGCCGATGGACAAGTAATATCCGTTACGCCCGATGTTGACGGATTTTTTACCTTGGCTACCCCAGCGTCGGTAGTCACTGTAGGTATTGATTATACTCCAATACTAACCACCCTACCATTAGACCTAGGTGAACCGACTGTTCAAGGCAAGCGCAAGTCCGTTCGGGCTGTTTCTGCCCGTGTGCAGGATACTCTTGGCCTTTCGGCAGGGC